TTTTGAATTTCTTTAGAAGAAGTTTCGGACCTAAGTTTTACTTGACCCCCAACTCGTTAGCTTATTGCTTTTCAGCGTAGCACCCCGTGTCAGTGGGGTCGCATTATAGGGCGATCCGATTTTAGTGCAACCCTTTTTTTCGGTTTTTTCTATTTATTTTTCAAATGCTTTTTAGCCCACCGAATCCTAACAACTTATCCACATTTTCTGTGGATAACCCACAGGAATTTCGGCTTTTGCTTTTCTTTGTGGTAGATTACCGCCCCACTATTTACTCGTTCTTAGAAAAAGGCTAAATACATGGCTGATATCTTAAACTCGATAAGTGGTCTTTTATGGGGCCATCTACTTATCTACCTCTTAATAGCTGCTGGTGTATTCTTCACAATTAGGCTTGGGTTTATTCAATTCACCCAATTCCCATATATGGTGAAGGTAATGATGAAAAGCCGCGAAGGTGCTGAAGATGGTATCTCCTCTTTTCAAGCATTCTGTACTTCACTCGCCGCACGGGTTGGTACCGGAAATATGGCAGGTGTTGGTGTCGCGCTCTATTTGGGCGGTCCTGGTGCTATATTGTGGATGTGGCTCATTGCCTTGATTGGTATGGCGACCAGTTTTGCTGAAAGTTGCTTAGCGCAGCTATATAAGACAAAAGATGATGACGGAAACTTCCGTGGTGGCCCTGCTTTTTATATGGAGCTTGGTTTAAAACGTAAGTGGATGGGTGTGTTATTTTCACTTTGCCTTATCCTTGCATTTGGTTTCGTCTTTAATGCAGTACAAGCCAACTCCATTGCTGCAGCATTTAACGTTGCCTTTGATGTGCCTAAATATATGATGGGTATTGCGTTAGTAACAGCTTCTGGGATTATCATCTTCGGAGGTTTAAAAACTATTGCACGCTTTGCCGAACTCGTCGTGCCTTTTATGGCCGCTGCTTATCTTATACTTGCACTTTACGTCTGTGCTGTGAACTTTACGCAGCTACCAGATATATTCATGTTAATAGTAAAAAGTGCAATGGGTATTGAACAAGCGGGTGCTGGTGCGATAGGCTACGCGGTAATGCAAGCGATGCTTCAAGGGATCAAGCGCGGCTTATTCTCAAATGAAGCCGGTATGGGTAGCGCTGCAAACGCTGCTGCAAGTGCAACACCAAATCCAAACCATCCAGCATCACAGGGTTATGTACAAATGCTAGGTGTATTTGTAGATACCATAGTGATCTGTACCGCGACCGCGTCGCTTATTCTTTTATCTGGTCAGCTCGAGCCAAACTCAGGTTTAACTGGCATTGAATTAACGCAATCTGCATTGGTTCATCATGTAGGGGAATGGGGCGCAATTTTCGTTGCGGTAGCTATTCTATTCTTCGCTTTTACCTCCATTGTTGCCAACTATAGTTATGCAGAAACCAACCTACTGTTCTTAGATCACCATTCAAAGAAAGGCATGATGGTATTTAGAGCTTGTGTATTAGGTATGGTAATGTTTGGTGCGGTAAGCGAACTTGGACTGGTTTGGACACTCGCTGATATTTCAATGGGTTTAATGGCTGTAGTTAACGTGGTTGCACTCTTTATGCTTCGCAAAGTCGTGCTATGGCTTGCCAACGATTATAAAAAGCAGCTTAAAGCTGGCGTAACCCCAGAGTTTGATCCTAGTACCAACCCTGAAGTAGAAAAAACACTACCAAAAGGTATTTGGACTAAATAGACCAATACAGCGCACTAGTGCTTATATTTAGTGCGCTTTCTTCTTATAAAACTCAGATTTAATGACGAAGAACACAAAAATACGCCCTTGAGTTCATTTAATGTCCAAACAAACCAACCACTTATTGCCTTTCAAAAAAAAATCCGTATAGTAAAGCACAAGTCGGCATATAGCGCAGCTTGGTAGCGCACTGTCATGGGGTGTCAGGGGTCGCAGGTTCAAATCCTGCTATGCCGACCAGCTTTTCCTTACCCTAATCAATAAGTTATATCAATTTCTACACTTTCTATTTTATCTCTTGTGGTAATTCCGTGGTAACAAGGTGGTAAATAAAAATTTTTCTTCTTAGATTCCGTTATTAAAATAAGTAATACATCAAACTTCAATCTCACTATTCGGTAGAGATGGTGCTTGCCCTGTGATGCGATCATTCTCTATATACACCGAGCCTTCTTGAACACTATCCCCTAGTAGTCGGCTGGTTGTACCATCGCTATGCTCTACAGTGGTAGTGCCAACATAGTAAATAATTTGATACCTCGCGCGAGACCCCAGCATTAGTAGTGCAGTAAAATCTCAAACTATGTTTTTTAATATTTAAAAAAGATTTCATATATTGTAATTAGGAAAGGAACTTTATAAATTGTTGCTTGGCATACTCTCTAATTTTCTCAACTTCTTCTTTATGATCTTGATATAGAGTATCAGAGGTCACCCCATTTACAACATAGTAGCTTTCGGCATGCTCTAACCAAACAAGATATTTTTTTTCATAAAACTTGAGTATATACTTTCCTCTTTCAGGTAGGTTGTTTCTCAGTTGGTATACATCCTCATAAATACTCTCGTCTCGCTGCAAAGATAAAACCATCCTCTGTTTTATTTCATCAATGACTATATCTGTTTTTCTGTTTTTTTGTTTGTTCAAAAAAACGTAAATGATAAATAAGCCAACAGAAACGGTTAACCAAGCTATAAGTACTATTTGCTCAAGGGAAATATTCATGTATCCATCCTAGTTGGAATATTGGTAAATCAGAACTGTTTTAAATATTATCAGACTATACACTGTGAATAAGCACTAGTCTCTTCACACAGCTACATGCGAAGGTACAGATTCAAAATAATCAAAGCCACTTTTTTAAGTATCCTAGAAATCAAGAGAGAAACGAGATAAACTTATCTTTAGCCTTCTGTTTTATATATTCTATTTGTTCTTTATTTTCTTCGAAAAGAGTTTCCGATGACATCCCGTTCAGAGAATAAAGGCTCTCAGCCTTTATTATGAGCTTACAATAAACATTTTCGTAATAGTTCACTATGTGGAAACTAGCGTCTGGAAATCTGTTCTTTAGGAAGAAAATATCATTCTGTATACACTCACCATTAATTAGCTTGGCTACTAAAATCTCTTTCCTCTCCCGAATGATTACTTTCTCTAAGCGCCCTTTACGCCTTCTTTCCGAAAATATCATATGTAAATATACAATCCCCGCTGCAGCTGCTGTCAAAGCTATAATGGTTCCAATCATCTTTTATACTAGATATTCAAATCGTGACTTCAGCATATGGCAAATCCGGTGCATTGCCAACTATGCGATCATTCTCTATATACACAGAGCCTTCTTGAACACTGTCACCTAGTACGCGGCTGGTTGTCCCGTCGCTGTGTTCTACAGTGGTAGTACCATCATTATTTACTGTCAGCACTTTTACTATACTGCGCTGTGTGCCGGAGAGTACTGAACCGAGTCTGTTTAGTGTGTTAGACATTGCGTACCGCCTGAATTGTTTGATTTACCATAATCGCGCCTTGGTTGCTGATACTAGCAGCGATAGCCAGTGAGTCCACCGTTGCTTTGTATAGCTCGTCTTCAAACCTTACACCTAACAGCATGCCTGGTCTGATTGGTGGCAGGTCTTGCTTTAGCTTGGTGCGAATGGTTGCGGTTCGTTTATTGCCACTCCTGGCAAGTTCGCATGTGCCACGTTGACGCGCGGCTTGTACATCGGTGATTAGATTGTCTACGATGTCGCGAGCGTAATCTGTTGCAGGAGTGCCTTGGCGCTTGATTTTACATGCAACGCCTTGCTGCTCGCCTCTCACAAAAACAACGTTGTGCTCTGGCTGAATGGTGTCTCGTGTATTGTGCTCTAGTATTAGAGCATCATTGAGAATGACATCAGGCGTTGCTTGCTCTGTGCTCCATGGGTTGACTGGCCACTCGGGCACAACTGAGACAGTTTTGGTTGTATCGTTAATGTCCAGAATAGCACCAATACTACTGGCTACTTTAAGCAGTGCAGCCGCTGGTGTCAGTCCTCGATACGAAAACGCCCCCTCAGGGATTGGGTAATCAATCATTTGGTTGTCTAACGTCCAACCTGTGTTATCTAAAATGTCGGTCATGATACCTGCGAGCGTCTTATCTAAGGTGTTTACGTAATTACGCTCGCGTTGATACGGTGCAGCAAGCTCTGCGAATCGAGAACGAATCGACGCGCTGTAGCTATTATTTGCAAATCGATTGCTTGTACTGGGTTGCTCGCAAATCATGATGAACTCGTAGCCATTAATGACTAGCTTTAACTGTTGGCCAATCGCACGCTCCATATCTATTCTGCTGCAAAACTTGATGTTGCCCGTTGCAGCAAATTGGCCGCGTTGCCACGTGCAGCTGATACTGTTAATTAGAATTTTTAAATCATCACTTAGTCGATTACAGCTGATTGATGGTTGCATGATGTAATATCTCTGTATCTGTGGCTCTATGGGGATTTTGGTATCGATGGGGGGAAT